CCCGGCGCAGTCACTCGCCCAGTCGATGATCTCGGCGAGCACGTTGGGGGTGAGGTTGTTCGGCATGATGATCCCCTCTCCAAAGGATCAGGCCCGGAGGATCAGGCCGGGCCGACTACTCATCAAGCGGGCAGGGATGCCGAGCATGCGTCCAGCTCATCCCGAGCGAATGGGGTTGCACCCCTGCCCGCATGACGAGTGACAGGCGCCGCTGTACGCGGCCCTGAGGGCCGTCCAGTGATGCTGTGGGCCCCGCTTGCCGGGCCGCGCCATCGGCGCCTGTCAACGTCTGTGTGTGACCCTGTACGGCTACCTGAAGCCGCACGGTCACGCTCCCCTTGACGTCTCCCGGTCTGGACGCGGCGCACAACGCCGTTGCTGGCCCTCACGGGTGCGGCGGTACGGGGGATCAGTACCGCCCAAGTCCTATCGCGTGCCGGTCGTCGCGGATCTCGCCTGATCCGCTCGGGTACACGCTCTCAGCGCCAATGCGCTCACCCGGTTAACGCTCGAACGCTGCCGGGTGGACCTGTGTCTTGGTTCTCTCGCACCGGGTCTGATGGCCAACGGGCCACATCTGCCTCTCCCGTGCCGATCGGCGTGTAAGCCAGTCGGCCGGTGGTGCTGTGAGGTCTGTGAACAACCCGTGAAGGCGGGCACGTTCATGTCCCTCGACTCCGCCCGGTTGCTCCCGTTTCCGGTGCCCCCTTGCGGCGTGGTCCAAGACTGCGCTTCAAGCAACATGTGAGTCAAGCCCTCTCCTGAAACTTTCTCGGAAAAAGTTTGCGCACCCGCTTTGAACTGCACAGATGAGGGTTGCCTTATCTCGAACGACTGTCTGTTGAGGATTGGAACAAGCAAGATCGTGCTTGTGGTGAAAGATCCCTCCACGTGTGGACGTGGTGTGGACCACTCATCGTCACGGCATGATCACAAGCCGCCCGAACCGGGGGTAACCGCAGGTCCCGGCCATGGCGTCTGGCATATGACGAACGCTCACTAACAACTTGCACCGGGCACGTTGTGGCATCTGAGACGCATGTGACGTCCCCAAGGGACGTCCAGGGCGGATGGGGTTGTCGGGGCGCGTCTGAGCCCGCCGACCTCGCGCGCACGCGCGTATGCGCGGAGCATGCGCGTGCTCAAGCTCCCGGCCTGATGGCCGGTGCGTACGGGCCCTGACGGACCGTACGGCGGCGGAGGGTGAGTGCCCGGACTCCCAGTCCGGCACGAGCCTGCTACGCCTAGCAGCGTGCCCCATGGGCACGCGTGCTCTGCTCCCCCGCAGCAGTGCGCCGTAGGCGCACAGCATGGGCTTGCTCTATGCACCGCAGGTGCGGCTGTGCTGGGACAGGAGCACCCCATGCCTGGGGTGGGACTGTCCACCTCGCTCGATCGAGCGAGGCCCCCTGCTGCGGCCGGAGGCCGCTGCTTTGCTGCCCCTGCTCATGCTTTTGCCCTGCTTGTGCCCGCTTTGACCCCCGGGTGTTAAACCCGGGGGCCTCGCTCGATCGATGGTGTCCAACCATCGATCTCAGCTAAACCCCCCAGCATGCTGAGCCGGTCTCAGCCGGCTCCCCCTGGGCCCTTTATGGGCCCGAGCATGCAGAAGGCCCGGCTTGGGGGCCGGGCCTGCGCTGAGCTGGAGCGTTGCTGCGGACTTCGTCCGCTGCTGGCGAGAGTGGAGGGGCTTGTTCCCTCCGGTCGAGCTTCGCTGGGTCGAGCTTAGCTGACGAAATCACCCCAAAGTCAAATTTTCCCGGCGTGTCGCTTTTGTGTGTTCCTACATACTTTCAGGCGGCGCTCAAACCAGGGCATTTGAGGGCCTGCTAGGACAAGCATTCCCCTCGATGTACCTTCCGCCCCTGCTGGGCCCCCAGAAGGGCCCCCAGGGACGCGGGAGACGGGTATGGCGGGCAGGAAGTGGCGCAGGACCAAGCCGTCAGCTCCCGCCGGGCCCCAGACGGCCGTGTCGGCGGCCGGGCTCCTGGATGAGAAGCAGTGCATCCGCGTGGACGAGCAGGGCACGCCGTGCGGCAAGCCGGCGTGGAACCTGGGGTACTGCACCGACCACTGGGGCCGTTGATGGCGCGCATCGTCGCCGACCCTGACCAGCTCCCGGGCCTCAGGCCCCGTGATCGGCGCCGCAGCACGCTCTCCTCCGCCGAGAAGAAGCAGACCATCATCGCCGCCGTGCGGATGGGGCAGACCATTGAGGAGGGCTGCCGCCAGGCCGGCGTGAGCCGCAAGACGCACGAGTACTACCGCAAGAGCGACCCGGATTACCGGGACATGATGGACCGTGCGCTCCTGGCCAAGGTGGAGGGCGCCGAGGCCGCCCGCAAGGAAGTCCCCGACTTCCCGGAGTTCTGCGAGCAGTACCTGGACACCAAGCTTTTCGCGCACCACCTCCAGTGGTACGACCTCCTGGAGGGCCGTGACCCGCGCGATCTGCACCCGGCGCAGCGGTACGTCAAGGGCGACCCGGACACCATCCTGATCAACACTCCGCCGGAGCACGCGAAGAGCACCACCATCACGGTGAACTACGTGACTTGGAGGATCGTCCAGGACCCTTCGATCCGCATCCTGCTCATCTCCAAGACGCAGTCACTCGCCGCCAAGTTCTTGTTCTCGATCAAGCAGCGGCTTGCCGAGTCCAAGGCGTACGCCGACTTGCAGCGGGACTTCGGCCCGCCGGGCGGCTGGAGCGAGGGGGCGTCCACCTGGACGTCCACGCAGATACGCGTGGCCGGCGTGGATTCGGGCGAGAAGGACTACACCGTGGAGGCCGTCGGCCTGGGCGGCCAGATCTACGGCACGCGTACGGACCTGGTCATCATGGATGACTGCGTGGACAACACCAACCACCAGCAGTTCGAAGCGCAGATCGACTGGATACAGAACATCGTCGGCTCCCGCGTCGCCGACATGGGCGGGCGCATGCTGCTGGTCGGCACCCGCATGGCGACGGTGGACCTGTACTCCGAGATCCTGAAGCCGCAGTACTACTCCGACGGCGCCTCGCCGTGGACGTACCTCACCCAGCCGGCCGTCTTGCAGTTCGCCGACGACCCGAAGGACTGGGTCACGCTTTGGCCGGAGACGAACCGGCCGCCGGTCTCGAAGGCCGCGAGGAACCAGGCAATGGCGGAGGGCTGGCCCCGGGAGGGCATGTGGCCCGCCTGGCCGGGCAAGGCTCTGGCGCGCAAGCGCAGCAGGATGGCGCCGCGCAACTGGTCCATGGTCTACATGCAAGACCAGGTGGCGGACGACGCCATCTTCAAGCAGGAGGACGTGCAGGGCTGCATCGACCGGGCCCGCTACCCGGGCCGCCTGATGGACGGCCAGTCCGATCACCGCAAGTTCGGCATGGACGGCCTGCTGGTCATCGCCGGGCTCGACCCGGCCGCCGCCGGCTGCACTGCCATGGTGGTGCTGGGCCTGGATCGCCGTACCGGCCAGCGCTGGGTGCTGGACGTGGTCAACGAGCGCGGCATGCCACCGCACAAGATGCGCTCGGAGATCAAGCGCCTCACCGAGCGGTACGGCATCACTGAGTGGCGGATCGAGAAAAACGCGTATCAGGCCAGCATCCCGCAGGACCAGGACATCAAGAGCTACCTGAACGCGCGGGGCTGCCTGATCAGCCCGCACCACACGAACACGAACAAGTGGGATCCCGACTTTGGCGTGGCGAGCATGGCCATGCTGTTTGACGGCTGGCGCGAGAAGCGCAACCTGATTCGCTTGCCGTCGCCGACGCAGTCGGAGGCTGTGCGGCAGCTCATCGAGCAGTTCTGCTCGTGGTTCCCCGAGACGAAAAGCCTGACGGACATCGTCATGGCCCTGTGGTTCGCCGAGATCCGCTGCCGGGAGCTGATGGTGAGCGACTTCGGCGGCTGGCACACGAACAACTCGGAGTTCACCTCCGAGCGCGACCAGGCGGGCCAGATGGTCGTGGACATCGACTTCGCCCTGCAAGCAGGTGGGGCGGGAGCCTGGGACGGCTCCACGAATTGGTAGGAGCAAGACGTGGCAACTCCGCTGTCATACGCACAGTTCATCGCGGCCCTGAAAGCCGAGGGTTGTACGGTGATTGAGGTCAAGACGGACGGCAGGTCCCCAGCTCTGCACAACCGCAACCACGTAGGCTCGTGGGGGCCGGTGCACGGCGTGATGATCCACCACACCGTGACCAAGGGCACCGCCAACACGGTGGAGATCTGCCGCAAGGGCTTCTCTTCCCTCCCGGGCCCGCTGTGCCACGGCGTCATCGCCAAAGACGGCACGGTCTACGTCGTGGGCTACGGCCGCACGAACCACGCCGGCTCCGGAGATGACGACGTCCTGGTGGCGGTCAGGAACGAAACCGCACCACCGGCCGACAACGAGGCCAACACCGACGGCAACCGGCACTTCTACGGCTTCGAGTGCGAGAACCTGGGCGACGGCAAGGACCCCTGGCCCACGGCGCAACTTGTCGCCATCCGTCGCGCAGCGGCGGCCCTGTGCCGTGCGCACGGCTGGTCAGAGCGGTCGGTCATCGGCCATAAGGAGTGGCAGCCCGGGAAGATCGACCCGACCTTCTCCATGACGGAGATCCGCCGCGTGGTCGCGCTCCAGCTTCAGCCCGCTAAGCCTCCGGCGCCCGCTCCGGCGCCGACCGTGGAGCAGCGCCTGGCCGCGCTGGAGAAGCGGGTAACCGCGCTGGAAGCGCAGAACTGACGTACAGGATGTACATTCCGCGCCCGGGAGGTGGTCATGGCCGATATCCAGCAGATAGCGCGCCGCGTTGAGGCGCTGCGCCGTGACGCCCAGGAGCGGGACGCGCGTCACCAGACGGTGTACGACGCGCGTGCGCAGAAGATGAACAACATCGCGCCCGGCTCGCTGCCGGACGCGTGGCCCCGGCCCATCGTGGCCAACGCGCTGGACACCGCCGCGCGGCAGCTCGCCGAAAACCTGGCGCCGCTGCCGTCCATCAACTGCGCCACGGGCGTGATGACCTCGGAGCGCTTCGTCGCCAAGAAGACGAAGATCGCGTACTCGTACGTCAGTGACTCCCGGCTCCGCCGGCACATGCCGACCGGATGCGACTGGTACCTGACGTACGGCGCGCTGCCGTTCGTGGTGGAGCCGGACTTCGAGGCTGGCAAGCCCCGCATCCGGCTCGACAACCCGATGAAGTCGTACGTGGAGTACGACCTGGCGGGCAACGTCCGCTCGTACACCAAGGTCTGGCGTGAGAAGGCCAGGCAGCTCGCCGCCAAGTTCCCGGAGTATGCGTCCGTGATAGTGGGCGGCGATCAGCCCTACGGGCGGCAGGTGTCTGGGGACACCGAGCTGGAGCTGGTGAAGTTCTGCGACGCCAGCTCCTACGTCCTCTACATGCCGGAGCGCTCCAACCTGGTCCTGATGGTCACGGAGAACCGCTTCGGCAAGGTGCCCATCGCCATCGCCGAAAAGCCGCGCTGGGATGACCAGCAGCGGGGTCAGTTCGATGACATCATCTGGCCGATGCTCGCCCGCAACCGCATGGCGATGCTCGGGCTCCAGGCCACGCAGCAGACCGTGCGGGCGCCGCTGGCGATCCCGACGGACGTGCAGAAGATCTCGATGGGTGATGACGCGGTCATCCGCACCAACTCGCCGGAGAAGATCCGGCGCGTGGGTACCGACATTCCCCAGGTGGCCTGGCAGCAGGAGGCCATGCTGGCTCAGGAGGTCATGCGCGGCACGCGCACCCCGGCCTCCGCCACGGGCGACGTGGACGCCAGCATCATCACCGGCCGGGGCGTGGACGCCCTGAACGGCGGCTATGACATCCAGATCGCCACAGGCCAGCTCATGATCGGTGACGCCCTGGAGCGCGCGCTGGAGCTGGCCTTCGAGATGGACGAGAAGTTCTGGCCGGACACCAAGAAGACGATCTCCGGCACTATCCAGGGCACGCCGTTCGAGGAGACGTACACCCCCGCGAAGGACATCAAGGGGAACTACTCCGTCTCGGTGTCGTACGGCTTCGCCTCGGGGATGAATCCGAATCAGGCACTGGTCTTCCTTCTCCAGCTCCGTGGAGACCAGCTCGTCTCGCGGGACTTCGTCCAGCGCCAGCTCCCCCAGGAGATCGACGTCACGCAGATGCAGGCGGAAGTTGACAAGGAGCAGGTGACCGACGCTCTCAAGCAGGGCATTTTCGCCATGCTGTCCTCCGCCGGGATCATGGCCCAGCAGGGCATGGACCCAACTATGGTGCTCGCTCAGGCGGCTTCCATCATCGAGATGCGTGAGAAGGGCATCCCGATGCACGAGGCCGTACTGAAGGCGTTCCAGCCGGAGCCCGCGCCCACGTCCGCAGCGGCTCCGCCCGGGGCCCCCGGCGCCGAAGAGGGCGGCGCCGGGGTGCCCTTCGGGATGAATCCCACGACTGGCGCCCCAGGCGGTATCGCCCCGGGCCAGGCCGAGATGGGGCCTGGCGGCAAACCCGACCTCATGTCGATGCTCGCCGGGCTCACAGCCGGCGGCCGTCCCACCATGTCCACCAGTGTCAAGAGGAGCGTGCCGGCGTGACCGCCTGCAAGAGCTGCGGGCGTGAGCCCGAGAACGGCACCGAGACTCACTGGCTCGGGTGCCCTGAGACCACGAAGGCGCTGCTTGCCAAGGTCATCGAGGCCGATGCACGGAAGACCGCTCGGGGCGAGGAGATCGACCCGGAGTACGTCCTTCAGGAGTGCGCCAAGGACGACTGCAAGGAACCCCGCGCAGTCAGCAAGGGGCCCCGGCCCGCGAAGTACTGCGACGAGCACAAGACAGGGAGCAAGAAATGAGCGAGGGACTGACCGGCGACCCGTTCCACGAGGGCTCGTCCAAGCCCATGCTGCACCTCCAGGGCACCCTGGGCGAGATCCACACCCAGCAGCCCATGAGCGGTGAGAACTCCGGCGAGACCGGGGGCAACACCACCACGCCGGACATCGCCGGATGGGCGAACACGTCCCTGGCGCCATCCGCCGGGACCACCGGCTCCAACGACAAGAACAAGGCCCACTGATCACTTTGCCGGTGACAGCAGAGTGAAAACGGTTCTCAGGAGGAGCCCATGGCCAGCGGTGGATACCGTCAGCCGAGTTCCCCCGCCCCGGTCTCCGGGCCGGGGGCGCTGAGTAAGCGCACGGACGGAGGTCCGGGCCAGCCCGTACGCGCGCCTTCGGGTGGCGCGTACGGCGAGCGTCAGGAGCTGGAACAGCTCCAGCAGTCAGCACCCCTCTCGGCGTCGCCGGGCGGGGAAGCTGGCGCCGGGATGCCCGCCGACCTGACCGAAGGTCTCATCGGACTGGACGCTCCCACGCAGATGCCGGAGGAGCCGGTCACGGCCGGCGCAGCCCTTGGCGAGGGGCCCGGCCTGGAGGCCCTGGGCCTGCCCAACCAGCCTGCCGAGGATGCGAAGCGCCTGCTCCAGTACCTGCCGGTGCTGGAGCACATGGCCAATCAGCCGGGCGCCTCGAAGGCTGCCCGCAATCTTGTGCGTCAGTTGAAAGGCATGGCCTGATGGACTGGTTTAACGCGCTGGGCAACATGGCCCGCTTCTTCCCTGACGCTCCCGGCCTCGCCTTCGACTTCGCCCTGAACGGTGCCGACCCGGATCTGACCGGGTACGGCCTCGCGTACGCGCTCCAGGCCATGCCGACGTCCATCGACGTCTACCCGCCGGAGCCGACTGCCGGACTGGGGGTCTAGTGGGCATCGGCGACTGGCTGGAGGATGCGGTCTTCTCCGCAGGCAACGCCATGCGCTCGGTGGAGCGGGTGATCAACCCGTTCTACGAGGACATCAGGCACGAGAAGGACAAGGACGGCAACTGGAAGCCGGTTCACGACGCCAGCAAGGACGGCCTGCTGGCTCCGGCCATGAAGCCGGTGACCAACTCGCTTGAGCAGGTCATGCACGGCATGAACTGGATCTATGACAACGCCATCAGTCAGCCGATCAGCACGTTCTTCCTGGTGTCACCGCGCAACGACGACGACGCGGGCGAGGCGTGGAGCGACGTATTCAAGGGCAGCACCTGGGCCCAGGCGTGGCGTACCGCCGAGCATGTCTCGCCGGGGCAGGCGATGTTTGCCACGGGCAAGGAGGCGGACCAGATCCTGGAGAACGAGCTGGTGTACGCCCAGCCCGCTGCCTCCTACCTTCCGCCCGAGTGGAAGGGCATGGCCCCGGACGAACAGCAGGAGTGGCTGAAGTCCAAAGGCATGCCGGCCGTCGGCAACCGCGCCGTGGAGCAGATGCGGCAGGATCACGCCTGGTTCACCTTCGCCAGCGGCGCCGGAGACTTCGCCTTCCGGTGGTACCTCGACCCGTTCGTACTCGGCGGCAAGGGCGTGGGCGCCGCCCGCAACAAGTTCATCGTCAAGGAGCGCCCCAAGGGCGGCTGGGGCAAGGACGACATCGAGTCCATCATGGCGGACTCGACCATGGGCAAGGCCCAGGACTTCCTCTGGGCCAACAAGGACAACCCGGCCCTGATCAACAACCTCAGCATGTTCCGCAAGTCGGCCCTGGGCCCCCGGGCCGGCGGCATCGTCTCCACGCTCAAGAGCCGCGAGGAAGTGGATCTCTTCCTCCGTGTCGGGCTCGGGGACGTGGAGGCTCGCGTGCTCCTGGAGCAGCGCAACGCGCTCGCCGCCCAGCGTCTTCAGCAGGACACCTCGCGCCTTTCGAACCTGGAGCTGAACCTGGGGCGCTTCGAGCGTAAGGGCCAGGAGCGGTATGCCGCGATGGTCCAGGGTCGCATTGACGAAGTCACTGCCCAGGTCAACGCGAACGAGGAGCTGGTGGCCCGGTACGAGGGCATGCTGGCGCACTACCAGGAGCTTGACGCGGTCAATCTGACGCGGTTCTCATTCGACCGCGCGCAGCGGCGTACGGACGCGCAGGCGATGCACCGCACCGGTCCGGCACTCGGGACGGCCGGCTCCCCGCGCTCCCGCCTGGGCAAGGCGCGCATCTACAGCAAGGACTTCTTCGGCCCGAACTTGGTGGTGGTGCGCTCCTTCAAGGAGGCGCACCCCAACGGGTTGATCGCGGTGGACGACATCCACCAGGAGGCAGTGGACGAGCTGCGGGCGCAAATCGCCCGCATTCCCGGTATCGGGTCGGACGTCCGCCAGAGCATGCTGAACGACTACCTCAAGACCACCACTGAGGGCGAGCGCCTGGCTCACCTGGAGAAGATCCAGGGCATGGGCGTCAACAAGGTGGCTGAGAAGCACGGCTTCACGCGGGACGAAGCCATGGAGTTGTACCGCGAGTATCAGGGCAAGATCATGGGCGGCCAGGACCGCCTCCGCCGGTACTCCGCCGGAGCCTTCCCGGGGGAGAAGGTGCACCTGGATGAGTTTCTGGACCACGGCGGCAATCTGTCCGTGCACCCCAACTTGGTGACGCGGCTGGTCAACGACCACGTCATGGTGGACCTGAAGGCGCTGGACACCACGCTTGCTCGCCACGGCAGCGCCCTGAAGGCGTTGCGCACGGCGAGCATCGGCAATTCGGACTGGATCGTCAACAGCGCCGACTACCTCAACCACCTGTGGAAGTTCGGCACCCTTTTCCGCTTGGGGTACATCCCTCGCGTGCTGGGCGATGACCTCGCCGGCCAGGTCGCCCGCCTCGGAGCGGCGACCATGGCCATGCGCGCCGGGTACGGCGTCAAGAACCTCGCCACCAACCTGGCACGCTGGAAGCCTGCCTCCTACTACGAGGCGCAACAGGCCGCCGCCAAGGAGGGCCTGAAGTACGTCGATGACGAGCTGAAGATCCTCCAGCCGAAGGTGGACCTTGCGCGCGTGAAGGTCGAGACGCGCGAGCTGATCCACACCGACGCGTTGCGTCGCGCTCGGGATAGGCACCGCCGTGCGACGAACAAGCTCAATGCTCTGGGCGACGACGCCACACCCACGCAGCTCCGCGCCCACCAGATGCTGGTGGAGAAGCACGCGGGCGAAGTGGCCCGAGCAGAAGAACGCCTGCGTAAGCGCCTGGAGGGCCCCAAGGCCCGCCTGGGCGAGATGGACGAGCATCTGGCCGACCTCGCCGGCCAGCGCGCCGCCGCGCTGGCGGAGATCGAGGGCCTGAAGACTGCGGCCACCCGAGGTCATCGGCAGTCCTCGCAGACCTACAAGGAAACCGAGGTGGCACCGGGCGTAGTGGTGCCCGCTGCTTTCGCCGGGAACCGTGGCGAGTACTACCAGAAGATGATCAGCAGTGACGACTCGCTGCGTACGATCCTGTCTCGCAACAAGCAGATCGTCCACTCGAACTTGCAGCGCGCTTACGGCAAGCAGGGCGTGGCGATCTCCTACCCCCAGGACCCGAAGAAGTTCGTCAGCTCCTGGGACCAGGCGATCAACCTCCAGATCATGCAGGACGACTTCGCCCGCCTGGCGGTGCAGGGCAAGAGCATCGAGGAGATGACGCACTGGCTCACCCGTACACCGCAGGGACGGGCCTACCACAAGCGCCTTGGCATCAAGCACTCTCCGCCGGACCGTATCGCCGCCTCCGTGTGGCATGAGGTGGAGGAGTATCTACCCACGCCGGAGATCCGTATGGCGGCGTTGGAGGGCAAGGCCGATGAGGCGTTTCTGTCCGAGGCGGCCAAGCTCGGGCATCACCCGATGAACGTGCACACCACTCAGCTTGGTGAGGCCCTGGCGGGCATGAACGCTCATTCGCAGGGGCTCGATCGCGTGATGGACTGGTGGTACAAGACGGCCGCCTCCATACCGGCCGACCGCATGAGCCGTCACCCGTTGTTCAACCAGCTCTACGAAGGGCACGCCAAGATCCTGGCGTCCCAGGAGATCAAGCAGGGCGCCAAGGTCTCGCAGAAGGACGCGGACCGTATCGCCGAGACGGCCCGGCGTCTGGCGCTGAAGGACACACGGAAGCTCGTGTTCGACATCGCGCACAGGTCAGACGCTGCGCATGCGCTCCGCTTCATCTCGCCGTTCTTCGCCGCCACTACCGAGGCGTGGCAGAGGTGGGCCCGGATCATCGCCGACCGCCCGCAGACGGTCGGGTACGCGGGTGTCATCTTCAACGCGCCGATTTCGGCGGGCTGGATGCAGGACCAGGACGGCAACAAGGTGCTGCGGGACGGCACGGTGATCGACCCCATCACCGGCAACAAGACCTTCGTGCCGAAGAGCAAGCGCCTGATCATGGCGCGCGTGCCTCGGTTCGTCGTGGACGGCCCGGTGGGCAAGGCGTTCAACATGGACGGCTCGGGCCGCTGGCTCGTCAGCCAGGACAGCATGAACATGATCACCCAGGGCGATCCCTGGTTCAACCCGGGCACGGGCCCGATCGTCGCCATCCCCGCCAATGAGTTCGTCAAGGACAAGCCGAGCATGGGCGAGCTGGCTCGCCATCTGGGTGTCCTGCCCCACGGCCCGACAGCCGGGAGTCCCCTGTTCGGCAACACCCCGTTGGGGCGTGCGGCTGACCTCACGATGCCGCAGACGGTCAAGAACTTCCTGACCGCGTATGACACGAGTGACGAGCGTTACCAGCGCACGAAGCTCCAGATCATGCAGCGTGCTGCCTACGAGCACGCCAACCTGGGCAAGCCCATGCCGTCCGCCCGCGAGATCGCGGACATGACCAAGCAGTACTGGCTACAGAGCGCGGCGTGGGCGTTCGTCCAGCCGGCGGCGACGCAGAGGAGCGACAAGTACGCCTTCTATCGGGACCAGTACAACAACCTGCGCCGCAAGGACCCCATGACGGCCGACCAGGAGTTCTTGGACCGCTTCGGGGAGTCGTACTTCATCTTTGCCCAGGCCACCAGCAAGAACAAGGTGGGTGCCGAGGCGACGAAGCAGGCCGTGGAGCTGTCCAAGCAGTACGAGGAACTGCTGGCGAAGAACCCCGAACTGGGCGCGCTCATCATCGGCCCGGAGGGCAACGGCCCCTTCTCGCCCGAGGCGTACACGTACCAGCTCACGCACCCGCTCGTGCCGGGTGGTAGCGAGATGCAGCGGACGAAGCTCTCCGCCGAAGAGGCGATGTTGGAGAACCAGAGGCGCCTCGGGTGGGCGAAGTACACGCAGCTCCAGAACTACATCAAATCGAAGATGGAAAGTGCCGGTTTCCAGCACTTTGACGATCCCGGCGCGGAGCAGTTCAAGAGGATGAGGAGTGCCGTCGCCGAGCTGATGAGCACCCCCGTACTCCCGGGCGACGTTGAGAACGAGTACTACAACGAGGAGTGGGCCAAAGACTTCTACTCCTTCGACCCGAAGAAGTACGAGAGGCTAATTCCGGCTCTCACCGAGGTGGCGCACTCGGACATGGCGAAGGACCCCAACCGGTCCGACCTCCGCTCGCTCCAGCTCTACCTGGCCGGGCGACAGGTGGTCGTCAAGGAGCTTGAGCGCCGCTACAGGGAGCGCTCCGCCGCACTGAAGGCTCGCGGTCTTAAGGGCATGGCGGCAAAGAGTCTCACGGCCAAGAAGAATTGGGACCTACGGGACAATTGGGTCAGGTTCGTGGACGATCTTACCGAGCAAGACACTCGCTTCGGTGATCTCCACAGCCGGTACTTGCACCGGGACCTGAGCGTGGATGTGGACGATCTTGCCGACCGGCTGGACGACGCTCTGGATGAGGAGGCGGACTGATGGCCATCAGGGCAGCGGGGCCGGACCCCGGCATGGTGAAGGCCCTGGAGGGCCTGATAGCCGCTGGCGGCGCCTCAGCGGGCGCCGAGGGCCGCGTGTACATGGGCAGCCAGCAGAAGGTGAAGCGGAAGGCCGGTCCGGCTGACGCGTACGTTCGCACGACGTCAGACAAGTGGCTGTCCAGCGACGAAGCCATGGCGGAGTTCTACCGCTGGGACGACAAGAAGCGCCGGGACCTCCTGGCGCAGTTCATCGTGGGCGGGCTCCTGCCCGTCGGCTCGGGCGTCATCGAGGCCCAAGAGGGATGGCGCAAGCTGGTGGAGGCCGCCGGCAAATTCGGCGCCGTCGGCCAGAAGGTGACCCCGTTTGATCTGCTCAGCGGCTACGTCAAGGCGGCCGGCGGAGCCGGCAAGGATGCTTGGCGCCAGCAGGGCGCCTTCGAGGTCAACGTCATCACGGGCGAGCGGCGGTACGCCGGCCCCGGCGTGTACCTGGGCGACGGCATGGCCCAGCAGACTGACACCCGCACGGACCTGACCGACCCGGACACGGCCCGCGCCATCGCAACCAAGTTGTTCCAGGACATGATGGGCCGCGACCCGGGAGCGGGCGAGCTGTCCGCCTTTGCCACGGCGCTGCACACCGCCGAGGAGGCGAACCCGGTCACGCAGACCACCACCACGCAGTACAACCTGGAGACCGGCCAGCAGATCGGCCAAGACACCCAGTCCTCCGGTGGCCTCACCGCCGAGGGGCGCGCTCACATCGGCGAGCAGCAGATCAAGGGAAAGAAGGAGTACGGGGTCAACCAAGCAGTCACCACCTATCAAGGAGCCCTGGAGAACCTGATCTTCGGAAGCCCGGGGTAGGCGATGGCACGCGGCGAGGACATCGTGGAACTGGCTCGCAAGAGCCTGGGCGTGAAGTACGTCTGGGGCGGCAACGACCTCCAGAACGGCATCGACTGCTCCGGGTTGACGCAACAGGTCTTCCGGCGCATGGGCATCGAGTTGCCCCGCGTCACGTACGACCAAATCAACGTGGGCTACAGCGTGCAGCCCGACAAGCTCCGTCCCGGCGATCTCGTGTTCTTCGACACCGACCGCAAGAGATCGGGACCGGACCACGTTGGGATCTACATGGGCGGGGGCAAGTTCATTCACGCCCCCCGTCCTGGGTCTCCGGTGAAGATTAGCTCTCTGTCCGAGGGCTACTACATGGACCGCTGGATGGGCGGCCGGCGAGTGCCGGGCGTGGCCGCCGATCCGTCGTCGGGCGGCGGTGAGGCTCCGGAGGTGGCGCCGCGTCTCGACGCCCACGAGTTGGCCGAGACCTACGGCATGTCGTACGCCTTCTTCAAGTCCCAGCCCGAGCTGTGGAAGATGCTCAACGGCGCCGTCGCCGAGCAGTGGACGCCCGAGAAGTTCCAGGCGGAGGTGAAGAACTCCGCCTGGTGGAAGAAGAACTCCTCTACCGTGCGCCAGGCCCAGGTGCTGGAGAAGACCGACCCCGCGAGCTATCAGGCCACCATGGAGGCCGCTCGGGTCCAGGCCCGGCAGATCGCCGTCAAGGCGGGCGCGCTGATGAGCGAGAAGAACATCCAGAACCTTGCTCGCAACATGGTCTATTACAACTGGGGCCAGGAGCAGGTGCTGAACTACGTGGGCCAATACATCAAGTTCGGCAAGGACAACGTGCTGGGAGGCATGGCTGGTCAGGCGGCCCGCGAGATCAAGCGCGAGGCGTACAACCTGGGCGTGAAGGTCTCGGAGCAGAGCGTCCTGAACAACGCGCAGTACCTGGTGCGCGGCGTGACGACCATGGAGAAGATCCAGGCGTCCATGCGCGAGCAGGCGGCCGGGCTCTATCCGGCCTTCGCCGAGCAGATCAACGCGGGAGCCAGCGTCCAGGAGCTGGCGGAGCCGTACCGCCAGGTCATGGCGCAGGAGCTGCAACTGCCGGATACGGACATTGACGCGTTCTCGCCGAAGATCAAGCAAGCCCTGAACCGCGTGGGTTCGGACGGCAAGCCCCGTCCGATGAGCCTCCAGGAGTTCACGGACGTGGTCCGCAATGATCCGCAGTGGCGCCGCACTACGGCGGCGGCAGACAAGGCTGTCGGCATTGGCCGCCAGGTGCTCGCGCAGATGGGACTGGCCTGACATGGCGATGACCTTCGAAGCGTTCCTCTGGGCGCTGACCCAGCAGGAGTCCGGCGGAAACTATAGGGCGGTCGGCGTCTGGGTCGGTGGAGACCGCGCTTACGGGCGCTACCAGGTGATGGGCGCCAACATCCCGAGCTGGACCGCCAAGTACTACGGCCGCCGACTGACGCCCCAGGAGTACCTTCGCAACAACGCGGCACAGGACGCCGTTGTGCGCGGTGTGCTGGGCGGCTACGTCAAGAAGTACGGCTACAGAGGCGCCGCGTCGGCGTGGTACAGCGGCAACCCGAATCTCCACAACAGCACCCGGGCTCAGCCCGGCGGGCCCTCTATCAAGGGCTACGTGGACTCCGTGATGGCCCGAGCCGGCACGTATACGGGCGGTGGAGGTGTCACCGGGGGCGGCGGTAGCCCCGGCAGCACGGGCCCCGTGACGCCCCGCCTGGACGATGACGAGCTGGCGGCCCAGTACGGCCTGTCGGCCGGGCTCATCAACTCCTCGCCGGAGCTGAAGAGCCTGTTCAAGCAGGCAGTCTCCGGCGGCTGGTCAGCCGCCAAGTTCCAGGCGTCCCTCAAGAACACCAAGTGGTGGTCCACGCAGTCGAGCACGCTGCGGAAGTACATCACGCTGAAGTTCACCGACCCGGCGACGTGGACGCAGAATCGCAAGGAGGCGGCCCACAAGCTGAACGCCATCGCCGTTCAGATAGGGCTGGGCAATCAGCTCAAGCCGGGGAGCTTCCCCACAAAGCTGCTGGACAGCGCCATCTACTACTCGCTGGCGATGGGCTGGAGCGACCAGCGCATCAAGGAGTGGTTCGGCGCAAGGGTTGACCTCAACGGCGACTTCGTCGGCGGCGAGGCCGGCGAGGTGTGGGACAAGCTCCACGAGCTGACGTACGTCAATGGCATGAAGTTCTCCACGACCTGGATGAAGAACAACACGCGTTCCGTCATCGCAGGCAAGAGCACGCTGGAGACGCTGGAGGCGTACATCCGCAAGACCGCTGCCGCGCAGTACAGCGCGTATGCGGAGCAGATCAAGGCGGGCATGAACGTCATGGACTTGGCCGCTCCGTACATCCAGTCGGCGGCCACCATCCTGGAGCTTCCGGAATCGGATATCGACCTGTTCAACCCGCACATCGCCAAGGCGATGACGGCGAAGCCAGGACTGGACCAGCCCAAGGGCAGCGGCGCGCAGATGCCGCTGTGGCAGTTCGAGAACGAGCTGCGGAGTGACCCGCTGTGGCGGAAGACCAACAACGCCCGTGAGTCGATGATGTCGGTGGCCCGTCAGGTCGCCAAGGACTTCGGATTGGCCTACTGATGACGACACCGCAGTACATCCCCGAGGAGTTCCAGGACGAGCTGGATCTGCCCCTGCCGGGGCAGCTCAACCAGGCCGAGATCTCCCGGCGCGAGGCGGACGTAGCCCGCCACAAGCGCAAGGCGGCGAACGCCGAGATAGCGATCAAGAACTTCGAAGCGCAGCTCAAGACGGGCAAGCTGTCCCCGAAACAGCGCATGGAGATCCAGCGCCGGCTGAACATCACGCGCAAGACGCTGGAGACGGCCAAGATTGACTCAGGCCGGGCTCAGAACCTGGCCTGGGAGGCCAGGGGCGAGTACGACAAGCTCTTGGGCGGCGAGAACCGAGACGCCTTCTTGGCCCTGAAGGGCATCTTCGGTCAGTACGGGCTCGACAGTCTGGCCGGGAAGATCTTCGAGTACGTCAAGCAGGGCTTCGGCGCCGACACTATCGGCCTGCTGCTCCAGGACACCAAGGAGTACAAGGAGCGCTTCGCAGCCAACGAGATGCGCAAGAAGGCGGGTCTGCCCGTGCTGACTCCGGCGGAGTACCTGTCCGCCGAGGCGTCGTACCGCCAGATCTTGGACTCTGCCGGAATGCCCAAGGGCTTCTACGACAATCCGGCGGACTTCCAGCGGTGGATCGCCGGGGACGTCTCCCCGGCCGAGATCAAGAGCCGCGTGGACATGGCCACTGAGGCCGTGAACAAGGTCGATCCCTCATACAGGGGCGCCCTGTTTCAGATGTACGGCATCGGTGAGAGGGAGATGGCCGCCTACTTCCTGGACCGCAAGCGAGCGGAGCCCGTGCTGCGCAAGCAGGCCGCAGCGGCGGCCATCGGCGCCGCTGCACTGCGGCGCGGCTTCGCCTCCAGCGTGCTGGACATGGAGTCCTACGCCTCCCTGGGCATCACCTCACAGGAGGCCGAAGCGGCGTACGGCCGCATTGCGGACAGCTTCGAGGGCATGCTGGGCCTGGCCAAGCGGTACGGCACCACCTGGACGCAGCGTGAGGCGGAGCAGGAGGTCTTCACTCCCGGCGCCGCCAAAACGGTGGGCACGGAGAGCGCCTTCGAGAAGGGCAAGCGCCTCAAGTCCCAGGAGCGGGCGGCCTTTGCCGGCGGGCGCGGCAGCTCCTCCCAGGGCCTCAGTGCGGGGTATCGTCAGACGTAGCTCGCCAGGAGCAGGCCGGGACCAGGTGACTGGACCCTCCCGCACCACGCCGCGCCCCATCGGGGATCAACGCCGCAGCGGGGTTAGAGGCCCCTGGGGGCGGATCGCCCTGGCCCCCGACTTCGGTCGGGGGCTTTGTGCTGCCTGACGCCAGCGATAGTGATAGCACTTTTCTGCTAGCGCATGTACATTCCCGCGCCGACGGACCGACCGGCCCCGTCCTCGGATAAGGCCGGTAGCGGAGCGCGACTACGCACCCCGGCGTAAGAGCAGGCCGCGAAGCGAATGGGAGATGGCAGTGAGCGAGTACAGCTTTGGTTTCGACCCCACCGGCGACCCGTCGGACCTGGGCGAGGCAGGCGCCAACGAGCAGGGGCCCAAGTGGTTCCGCGAAGGACTGGCCAAGCTCTCGGGACAGGTGAAGGAGCTGACGGCGGAGAACGAGCGCCTGAAGGCCCAGCAGGTCAAGGACCAGGTTGCCGACGCGCTCAAGGCCAAGGGTTACGCCCCGGCAGCCGCAGGGCTGTACACGGGCACGCCCGACAAGCTGGACGACTGGCTGACCGCCAACGGCGGTGCACTGGCGAAGCTCCCTGGCGAGGGCCAGGAGCAGTACCAGGAGCAGGCCCCTTCCGGGCCGCCAGCCTCCACCGTTCCGGCTGAAGGTCAGGAGCAGATGCAGCGCATGATGGAGCAGGGCACGCAAGGCGTGGCCGCTCCCCAGGGCTCTGACAAGGAGATCGCTGCGGCCATTGCCGCCGCGCAGACTCCCGAGGAGTTCGCCAAGCTCATGCAGGCGCACGGCTCTCAGTACAACTGGGGCTAAGACCTCCTGACCTCTCCCCGATTCCTTCAACGCCCGCTGATGCGGGGGGTGAGAGGCCATGGCCAACGCGTACACCGACACCTCAGCTATGTCCAACGCGGTCCAGACCGCGTACGACAAGACTTTCGGCTTCGCGCTGAGATCGCAGCCGATGTTCCGTGCCGTCGCTTCCAAGCGACCGAACAACATGACGGGCCCCGGCGGGTCCATCGTCCTGGAGAAGTACTCCGACCTGGCGACCGCCACCACGGCGCTCACGGAGACGACCGACCCCGACTCGGTCGCCCTGAGCAACCCGTCCACCATCACGCTGACGCTCAACGAGTACGGCAACGTCGTCCTTCGGACGCGCAAGCTGCACCTGTTCAGCCTCACCGACGTGGACCCGGCCATCGCGAACATGATCGCGTTCAACGCCGCTGACTCCATGGACGTCGTGGTTCAGACGGAGCTGCGCTCCGGCACCAACGTCATCCAGCGCAAGGCTGGCACCACCAGCTACGCCACCAACGGCACCGTGTCTGCCCCGGTCGCCACCACGATGGCTGCAACCGACACGTTCACTTCCGGCATCGGCCGCCTGGCCACGGCCAAGCTCCGCGCGAACAAGGCCGTTCCGATCCGGGGCGGCCTGTACTGGGCCGCCATCCACCCCGAGGTTTCCCACGACCTCCGGGCGGAGACCGGCTCCGCCGCCTGGCGCGACCCGCACAACTACAGCGCGGCCGGCAACATCTGGGCGGGTGAGATCGGCGCCTATGAGGGCGCCTTCTACATCGAGAGCCCCCGTTGCTACAACGCGGTGGACGCCGGTACCGGTGACAACACTGTCCGCCGGTTCCGCACGTACTACGCGGGCCAGGAGGCTCTGGCGGAGGCCGTGGCGGAGGAGTTCCACGTCGTGGCCGGTCCCATCGTGGACAAGCTGGGCCGCTTCCGGCCGCTCGGCTGGTACGGCGTCGCGGGCTGGAAGATCTACCGCAACGAGGCGCTGATCCGCGCCGAAACGTCGTCCTCGATCAACTCCTCCTGACGATGGCTGCGTGGACGTTCCGGACCCCGTCCGTTGATGAGGGTCCGGCCGTCCCGGGCAGCAGGCTCATGCGGTTCTACAAGCTCGCTCGCGGGATCACCATCTTCAACCGCAGCGGCACGTACACCGCAGTGCGCTACCCGACAGAGGACGAGATTGCAGCGGCAACGGTCGCCTACATCGGCGGCCATGAGTACGTCGTGGACGACGCCACGAAGGCCGCCCTGATAGCGGGCGGCGTCGGCGTCACGGAATCGAACTTCACCGCCTTGTGAGGGCGACATGGACAACTGCCAGCCGGCCACCCAGGGCGGCAACAGCACCATCACCAACGGCAACGAGCAGGACTGCCGGGACGCTTGCGTCCAGATCCCCGTGCGTACCGAGGGTGCGCAGGATGGGGAGCTGCACTGATGTGCCGCACCGGCTGCCCGACTCAGGACCACGCCACGTGGGGCGAGTGCGCCCGTGCGGCCAACATGCGCGTCGCCTACTGCGGCATCGGCGGCGGTGACGCCACCGAACAGAAGCGCTGGGACAACGACCTGGCCCTGTACCGCTCCGCACGGGCTCAGGGCATCCAGCCCGACGGGACCACCCGCCCCAAGGTCATGGCCGCCCTGAGGGCGTCCGAGGCCGCTGGAGCGGCGTACGGCCGCGACTTCTCCAAGGCTGCTCCAATGCCCGAGGGGGCCTGACATGGCAGAGATGAAGGTCTCCATCGACTCCACCACCGTGGACGCGGATGGGGCACAGCTCTCTACGACCGGCTCCCGGTCGGCTGCCGCAACGCTGAGCGCCGTGACCGGCGCAGCCACGGGTACCACAGTGAGTCTGGGCGCTGCGCACACGACAGCCACCGTCGTGGCGGTGGGCACCGGCACGCTGGCCGGCACGCTGACCATCGAGGGTTCCTTGGATGGGGCTACGTGGGTCTCCACGGGCACCACGGTGGCGCTAACGGCCGGAGGCACGGTAACCGCCTCCAGCACCGGCAGGGCGTTCCGGTTCTACCGCACCAGCCTCAGCTCCACGTCGGGCACGGGCACGTGCACGGCCGCGATGATGGCGGCCTGACATGCCGACCTTCGATCAGCTCGTTACGAGAGTCCGGCAGGAGCTGAAGGGTTTCACGCTGGACCAGGAGTCCATGTCGGAGCTGGCCGCGCCGATGGACGCGGATGACACGAGCTTCATCGTGGACACCGCCACGGTGGACCGGCTCTCGCGGGGTCTGGTCGAGATCGATGACGAGCTGATCCTGGTCAAGAGCTACGACTTGCAGAGCGGCACGGCCACCGTGCTGGGTCTGACGAACGGCCGGGGCCGCGAGGGTACGACGGCCGCCGCGCACAGCACGAACGCGCTCGTGACGTCCACCCCCTCCTTCCCCCGGCAGTCCATCAAGGACCGCATCAACGACGCCATCACCGGGTTGTACCCGGCGCTGGAGATCTTCGCCTCCACGGACTTCGCGTACAACGCCGCCCAGGTGGAATACCCGCTGCCTGCCGAGGCGCGGGGCGTCTGGTATGTGGTGGGCCGCTGGGTCGGCCCGGAGAGAGTCAGCGCCCCCATGCCCAACTGGCGCTACAACCCCCAGGCGTACACGACGGACTTCCCCACAGGGAAGAGCATCCAGCTATTCGATGGCGTCACCCCCGGACAGAACGTCCGGGTCGTCTACACCAAGCCCCCGGCCACGCTGTCCGCCGGGGCGGACGACTTCGAAGCGATCACCGGCTACCCCGAGAGGGTAGCCGACCTGGTTGTGTGGGACGCCTGCAAACGCCTCCTGCCCGGTGTGCTCTCCGCACGCCTCCAGCAGACGTCCGTGGAGTCCATGGAGCGGTCCCAGCTCGTGTCCACCCGGGACATTCAGCAGGCCGTGCAGACCTACGCGGCGCTGTACGCCGAAGGGCTCCAGCGCGAGCGAGACAGGCAGTTCGCCGAGACGCCGAACTACGCAACCTTCCAGGGGTCCTGATGGCCAACGCCTACTTCTACAGCAACCTGGCCCAGCAGACGACCCTGACGGGCTCAGTGTCTGCCGGTGCGACATCCGTTGGCGTTGCTGCCACCACGGGCTTCCCCGGCTCCTTCCCGTATGTCTTGGCGCTCGACTACGGAGGCGCCACGGAAGAGCTGGTCGTGGTAACGGGGGCAGCCGGCACCACGCTGACGGTGACGCGAGGACATAGCGGCACCAGCGCCCAGAGCCACAGTCTCGGCGCCGTGGTGCGCCACGTGTACCACGCTGGCGACGCAACCGACTTCCGCACGCATGAGGCCGCCACCTCCTCCGTGCACGGCGTCACGGGCGACCTGGTGGGCGCCACGCAGACGCAGACCCTGACGAACAAGACGCTCACGTCTCCGACCATCAACAACGCCGCGTACGCCAACGGCGGCAGTCTGGCGGGCACATTCTCGGGCACCCCGACCCTGTCGGGCGCCGTGGTCTTCTCGGGCGCTCCAAGCTTCACCGGCTCGCCTACTTTCTCCGGCGGGCCGACCTTCACCACGCTGTCCGCTCTGTTCGAACGGGCAGCCACCTCAGACCCGGCCATCCGGGCCAGAGTCACTGGCGACAGCCAGAGCCGGCTGATTGTTGACGCGGACGGCAAGCTGACCTGGGGATCGGGAAGCGCCACGGGAGACACGGTCCTCTACCGAGAGGCCGCGAGCATCCTCGGCACGGAAGACGCACTTCGCTGGACCCGATCGGCGGCGGGTGACGACATCATCCAGTCCCGCGTGTCCGGTGACACCGGCATCCGGTACCTGCTGGAGACCAACGGCGTCATGGGCTGGGGCGCCGGCAGCAGCTTCACCATGGACACGAACCTGTACCGCAGCGCGGCAGGCACCCTGAAGACCGATGGCGCCTTCGTCTCGGTGGGTAACATCACCGCCCCCAACGTGCCGAAGGTCGCAACAGGGTCCACCACCTTCAACTTCTCCGCTACCTCCACGGTGGACGTGTCCGTCAGCTTCCCCGCCAGCCGCTTCTCCGGCACGCCCAAGGTCACGGCCACGCTCACCAGCCTTCCCTCCGGCTCCTCCGCCCTGATCGTCCGCGCCAGCACGGTGACCTCCGGCGGCATGACGCTGCGCTGCAACGACGTGGGCGGCGTCAGCCGCACCCTGTCCATCACGTGCGACTGGGTCGCGGTAGAGGAGTAAGCCGTGGCAGGCATCGTCAGCAGGCTCCCATTCGCCCTGTCGGGCCGCACCGCCTCCACGTCCTCCTCCTACGCCTTGGAGGGCGTGCAGTACGACATCGCCCTTGCGGGCATGCCGTGGCTGCTGAAGATCGATGACCAGCACGTGATGACCCGGGGCGGGGCCCCGGTGCGCAAGGAGCAGGTGGACCAGCAGCAGATTCCCGGCGAGCAGTCCCTGGCCGGCTGGTGGCACCGCTCTCAGCAGTCCTTCGTAGGCGGGGCCGGGCTCCTGTACCAGGACCCGTCCTCGGACAACCAGTACGCCGTCAGGTACGGCGAATCTGTGGGCGTGAACCCCTGGGTGAACGGCAAGCTCACGCTGCTGCGTGAGACCTCCCAGCGCATCGCCGACGGTACGGCGAACAAGCATCACGTGGTGGGCTGGAGCGACGGCACGGACCGCTACTGGTCCGCCGTCGGCAACGTGCTCAAGTCCGACACAGGTAGCGCTACGACCACGATCACATGGGGCGGCGCCAACACCATCAGGAGCTTGGCGAGCGACGGAACCAACTACTACGCCGCCGATAACATCGGCATCTACCGAGGCGCCGGCAACGGCGCCGGGGCGCTGCTATGGAACACCGGCAGTGCCAACACGGTAGTGCGCTGGGTCAAGGGACGCCTGATGGCGGGCATCGGCGCGTCGGTGTACGAGCTGGCTACCGGTGGCCCGGCCCTGCCGGTCGCCAAGTTCACGCATCTCAACTCGGCGTGGGTCTGGACAGACATCGCCGAAGGCACCAACGCCATCTACGCCTCCGGCTACGCCGGGAGCCAGAGCGACATCTACAAGTTCGTGCTGGACACGAGCGGCAACGTGCCCACGCTGGCGTCAGGCGGCGTCCTCGCCGCCCAGCTCCCGCGCGGAGAGGTCGTCTACAGCCTGACGACCTACCTGGGTGCTTTCGTCGGCATCGGCACCAACAAGGGCTTTCGCGTCGGCGAGATCGACGACAACGGCGATCTGCGCTATGGCCCGCTGCTCATCGAGAACAGCAACGGCGTGCGCTGCGTGGCCGCCTACGACCGCTTCTTCTTCGTCGGAGCGACGAACGGCATCGACGCCTCCAGCGGCCTGTACCGCGTGGACCTGGGCCAGCCCATCCAGGACAACGGCGTCAGCCCGTCCGTGCGCTACGCGTACGCCACAGACCTTCAGGCGCACGTCACGGGCGAGGTCTGCTCGGTGACGAACTTCGGCAGCAGCGACCGCATGGTGTTCGCGGTCGTGGGCCAGGGGGCGTACCTGGAGTCCGCCACGACGAAGGAGTCCAGCGGCTACCTGAAGACCGGACGAGTCCGGTACAACACGCTGGAGCCGAAGATCTTCAAGTTCATCACGATCAAGACGCCATCGAGCCTCTACGGCTCCGTGGGCGTCTCCGTGCTGGACCCCGGCGGGGCAGACACCTCCATCGTCACCGTGTCCCAGGGGTCGTCCCTGGCCATCCAGGACGTGGTCATGACCGCCCCGACGACAGCGGTCGAATGGGTACAGCTCAAGATCTCACTCACCCGTTCCTCCACCGACACCACCCAGGGCGGAGAGGTCAACGGCTGGCAGCTCAAGGCGATGCCGGGGGCCGTGCGCCAGCGCGTCTTCACCCTGCCGCTGCTCTGCATGGACAAGGAGAAGGATCGCGCCGGCCAGCAGGTCGGCCGGGAGGGGCGCTCCCTGGATCGCCTGGAAGCCTTCGAGCAGATCTTTGCCCGGGGTGACGCCGTCACCCTCCAGAACCTCCGAAGCGGGACGAGCTACCTCGTAGTCATCGACGACTACCGCTTCGAGCAGAAGAGCCCCTGGGCCAACAACGACAGCTCCACAGGCGGAATCCTCTGGGTGGAGCTGCGGACCATCGCGGATGTGATCACAGCATGACCTGGCCACCGGAACGCGTCATCATCGCCCCCGCCAACGACTCCGAGCGGGAGTCCGTACGCACCGCCCAGCGGGCGCTGCTGCTGGACGAGACGGGCGAGATGGACGACGCCACGAAAGCCCACCTGAGGGCCTTGCAGCACTACTCGAAGCTCCCGGTGACAGGCGTCCTGGACCGGGCCACAGCCGAGGCGCTGGACCGCCTGCGGCCACCGTCCCTAAGGGAGTAAGACATGGACCTGAAGCAGTACCTGGACATCGTGGAGCGCTCCGGCTGGACCGGAGCCGAGGCAGCGCTGGCTCTCGGTATCACCGAGCTGGCCAATGTCTCCACCTGGTGGGCGGCGCCGCTGGCGCTGACCCTGGCCGCCCTGAAGTCCTGGGTTGTCAACAAGCGCAAGGCGGCTGCATGAATGACGAGACCGGAGCGGTGGCGGTAGCCCTGGCAGATCTACGGGGCGCAGTCAACGAAGGCTTCGCCAAGCTCAACGGAAGGCTGGACACCTCGCTCCAGCGCACTGCCACGGTCGAGCGAGAGGTGGTCGAGCTGAAGGCGAAGTTCGCCGTCTTGGAGGCGAAGCTGTGGAAGCTGTCGCTGGCGGCTGCGGCCGTCGGCTCGGCCGGCGGAGCCGGGGTCTTCCAGCTCATCCAATAATTCGCTACTCTGTTCGAGGCAGCACACCAAGATGGTGGGCAAACGCAAAAAAGCCCCCGGCCCGAAGGCCGGGGGCTTCTGCATGCTCCGCAAGAGGTGGGCCGGGTGATTAGGCCGGCCCGAACGGAGCAGCTTCCCTTGGAGAGGGAGCTGCCATCTTCTCATGCCGGGGTGGCAGTGCCTATGTCCGCCTCGGCGATCGTGACGTTCCGGGTAAAAGTGCGCACCTCCTTGCGGGTGTACTTCACGACGGTCAGGCGCTCGTTGCACTCCGGAGCAAGGAGTCTGGCCGCCTGCGCGGCGGCCTCCTTATTGGGGTACTCCTTGCCATCGGCAGAGTTGCCGTTCGGCTTCTCGACCATGAACCACTCGCGGTCAGCGGCCATCACTCGCCCTCCTCGTAACTCTCCACCAGAACCTCGCCCTCCCGATGCATGACGAAGTCCTGGTGCTTGTCGCCGTACGTCAGCGCCAGGCGAACGAACCGCTCCGGGTTGTCGTCGTCGTCCGGTACCTCGGACAGGACGCATGTGAACGTGTAGCGCTTCACTCCGACACCTCCGGGTCGATCAGGTCGGTGATCATCTCCAGCGGGACCATGGTGCGGCCCGCCATAGTCATGGAGGGGCCACGGAACGCCCGCTGCTTCTCCGCCAGCTCGTGGGCGTAGGTCTTCAGTGCCTGCTCCACCTGAACGAAGCTCGGGCAGTCCGCCAGGGCGGCGAACGCCTTGTCGTAGGCGGGATCACCCGTCAAGTGCTCCCGGTACAGGTCCGGGTACATCTCGGGAGCGCCCATCACGCCTCCTCCTCGGGCTTCACGATCTCCACCTGGCCCTCCCAGTGCTCCGGCGGCTTGGGAGAGCCGTAGACGGCCGCCCAGCCGTTCGTGGCCGTGGTGCCCGCGCCGGGCACGGCGCCGCCGCTGGCGCGCTCCAGCTCGCCTCGCAGGCGCTCGAACACCGGGTGACCGTCATGCGCCTGGGCGCCCTCCACGAAGGCGATGACGTCCTTGAAGGTCTGGATCAGCGACTCCTCGGAGTCGTTCTTCGAGACGTCCCACACTGTGGTGCGGGCGCCCTCCCTGTGGCAGATCTTGAAGGCGTCCCTGCCGATGGTCAGGGTTAGGCTCATGCCGCATCCCCCATTGCGTGGTCCAGCTCGGAGTTCAGGAACGCCTTGATGTCCGCACGGCTGTGCTCGTGCTCGCGGTCCTCGATCAGCTCCGCCAGCGCTATGCGGATGTGCTGGCGGGCGTTGGTCTCGTTCTCGGTGTCAGCCATTGCAGGCTCCTTCGTAGCTGGGTTCGTTCTCGCCGTCCTCGCAGCAGTCCTCGGACTCGTCCTGCACTTCTTCGCCGCACGAGTTGCAGAACCAGTACGTGGGCTCGGGGTCTTCCCACTCGCCTCGCGCCACGTCGGCAGCTCGTCGGGCTGCCCGAGGGCCCGCCAGGGGCCAGGAGTCGTCCTCCCTGGCCTCGATCTCCAAGGCCACTTGCTCACGCACGGTCTTCTCCAGCAGGGCAACGAAGCCCGCCTGTCGGTATGCCTTGTCACCCCACCAGCCTTCGAAGATCTCCCAGACCTTCGGCGAGATCTCGTGAAGCTCTCCGTCGATGAGCACGCGGTCAGCCATCGCTGTTCTCCGTTCGTACGGGCTGGACGCGCATGATGCCGAGCACCTGGAGCCCCGGGTGCTCGATGATGAGGCGGCCGTCCACGGCCTCCACCCTGGCGTCGCCGGGCAGCAGCACCTCGTAGGCGTGGCCCCCGGCGCTGTACGCCACGGCGTACGGGGGGCGACGCTCGGGCTGGGGCGGGGAGGTCTTGGCCTCCGGCGAGCCCTCGAACTCATGCGGCTCGTCGTCCAGGACGTTGTCCAGGTACTCGCGACAGTCCGCGCATCGGCGCGACTTCCACCACTTGTCGGTGCCCTTGTCGCGCCACTGAGAGCCAACCTCCCAGGACTCATGAGGACAGGGCGGCTCCTCCGCCCCCTGCTCTTCCTGCACCTGGTAGCGCTCGCCGCAGTCCGGGCAGCCGTAGCGCTTGGTGGCCGGCTCGCCGGCACCGCTGATGCTGCCCAGGTACTCGGCGTTGGGGTGCTTGCAGGGGTGCAGCTTGCGGCGGTACTCCTGGGCCTGCCTGATCAGCGCCTCCACCGATGCACGGTCACCCGGGAAGGGCACCTCCTCCACCGTGGGGCGCGCGTACGCCATGCACTCGCAGTCCGGATGCGTGCACGAGCCGTCCTGCTTCTCGGGATGCTGGTGGTGGAAGCGGCTGTGACTGCAAGCGCAGTTACTGCTCGATGAGGGCTCGGACGGCATCCGCGCCTCCTTCCTGGTAGATCTGGTTGACGTCCTTGCCCTTCGGGATCGGGGCCTTCCTGGCTTTGGCCTCCCTGGCCAGGAACTTGGAGAACTTCCGCCCGGCGGTGTCGCCGTCGGCGAAGCTGTAGATCACATCGAAGTCCGCCAGGCAACGGGAGAAGTAGTCCTGCCAGTTCTCCACCCCCGGCACCCCCACGGCGGGGATGCCGCTGACGGATAGCGCGATGGCGTCCAGCTCACCCTCGGTGATGCCGATGAAACGAGACTCCTTCTTCAGGTCCAGCACGTTGTAGAGATTGGACTCGTAGCCGTCCATGGACAGGTACTTGGGGCAGTAGACGGGCTTGCCCTTCTCGTCGGTGAAGATCACCGCCTTCGAGCAGACGTGATTTTTCAGGCACCGGAAACGCATGTTGACCACGCCGGCAGGCGTGATGTACGGAATGACGAGACGGCCCCGGTAGCCCTCGTGGCCCACCAGGGGGCGGTTAACGACGCCCAGGCGGAACGTAGCGGCGTCCTGTGGGCTGAACCCCCGCCTCTCCAGATATGCCTGGGCGCTGGTATCGGCCGCGAGATCGCTCTGGTAGGTCGATGCCGCGCTCTCGAAGAATTGCCGCTGCGCGTTCGTGAGCGTCTGCACGGTCGCAGCCCTCCATGAGCATGATGAGGTTGATTGCGGAGCCCTTGGCGCCGCACGAGTGGCAGAAGAAGACGCCCTTCTCGGCGTTGACACGCATCGAGGGGCGTCGGTCCCCGTGGACGGGGCAGCAGACTTGCTCCTCGCCCCAGCGGGTGTTGTTCAGCTCCACGTTGTAGTGCTGGAGGATTGGAGCGATGGGGACCAGCGGGGCATCTCCTCGGCGAGGATCAGCGCTGCGAGGCGGAGATCCATACGCGCCCACATCTGCACCTCCGTCTCTCCTTCATGATCCCCGGAGTCCCACGGGAGCAGGGTGTACGGGACGTACGCGTCCCAGCGGGCCACGTTCTTGTGCGGGCGCTTGACCACGAGCATGCAGTGCACCGCGCCAGCGTTCTCCATCTCCACCCAGGTCTCCCGCATCCAGGCGGGGAGCTGCTGCGTGGCAGCGGCCTTGACTTCCACGACCACGCCGGGGATTCCGGCGACGTCGCCCTTGTCCTTGTTGCCGGACAGCGCGCGCCGTTCGGCGGCGGGCCACCAGTTCTGGAGATAGCGCACCACCTCGCGCTCTGCGGCGGTGCCCTTGGCCTTGCTCTTGGTGCTCACTCGGGCCACCTCACGATCAACGAACTTTCGTCATAGCCCCAGCCCTCGGGACACACGCGCAGCTCCAGGCGCTCACAGCCGCAGCACTCGTTCTGAATGAACAGCTCGTAGCGGTCGGCTTTCGCCTCACGGATCAGCGCCTGGAAGCGCTCGCGCCACTGCTCGGCGCTCACAGCAGCCCCCTTTCCCGGAGCTTCATGACGACGCTCGCCCGAAGGCAGAGCCGGGCGTGCTCCAGCCCGCCCACCAGGGCCAGGACGTGGGAGTCATGCTCCTTGGCGCAGCCTCCCTCGTGCGTGGCGCACTCGTGCGCCCACCACCAGCGCTCGCTGAGCTGGCTCTTAAAGACCTGGACCCGCTCCCAGGTGATCTGGGGCGGGTCGTTGGGGTAATACGCCGGCAGGTCGTGAGACAGGCCGGAGTGCGGCTCATCCATGCTCGATCACCCGTATTTCTATGCCCGCCTCCCGGGCGAGCTTGATCGTGTGCTGTGTGCCGGAGCCCTCCGGCAGCGGAAAAGCCAGGACCAGATCGGCCCCGGCCTCGACCATGCGCCTGTTGCGCTCCGGGCCGGCGGCCTTGCCGCGCGCCTCCCAGGCGGCAGGGAAGCGCTGCTCCTGCACCTGCACCAGGCGGCTGGCCGCTTCCACCCACTGGTGGGCCATGGCGTCCGCTCCGGTGGAGCAATCGCCGTGCACCAGCAGGAAGGAGCCATGCTCCTGGTAGACGGCATTCAGCGCGTCCCAGACGGCCGCCTTGTCGCTCCAGCGGCGGGAGCCGGTGACGATGACCCTCACGCCTCGACCCGCTCCCGCAGCTCCTGGTGGCCGCACTGGCGGCACATGCGGAACTGCATGTCGTCGCGCAGCTCGGGCTCGTAGCCGTCGGCGTAGTCCACCTTCACGTACGCCCAGCGCGACCAGCGGTGCTTGATGCGGCACCCCAGCAGGGGCTTGCGGCGCTTCATGAGCCCTCCTCCAGGCGCAAGAACCCCGGCTCCCACACAGCGGGCCACTGTTCCCGTGGCGTCTGGCATCCAGGGCAGGGCGCGCCGTCGTGCGTACAAATGACGACACGGCCGTCCGTGAAGCGGAGGACGTTGACCGGGTCGTCCTGGTCTTGCGGCAGGAGCCGCACCGGTTCGCTCACCGCATCTCCTCCGCCTTCTCGATGAGCACGGCGTAGCTGTCCGCGTGGGCCTGCGTCTCCCTGATCTGCCGCCCCAGGGCGGCGGCCCGGGGGCTGGTGGCGATGGCGGCGCGCTGCTGCGTGCGCAGGTGCTCGGCGCGGTACTCCAGCGCCGCGTGCTCCATGCGGAGCCTCTTCAGGATGAGGTCAGTCATCCCCAGCCGTCCTCTCCACCCCAGCTCGCGTACGAGTGCTGAGGCGCGTTCGGTACGTAGTCCCCGACGAAGGACGTCGCAGCGTCCAGCGTCATGGGGATGCGGATGTCAGCGTCCGCGCTCGCCTTGGCATGCCTGTTCTTCACGCACGCCGCGTGCAGGCCGCCCGTGCCATCGACACCGCAGGTGACGATCACTTCCGGAATGGCGGCGACCTTGCCGTGAATGTCGGAGCGCCGGGGACACGGCCTCTTGGTGCGCTCGGAGTCGGCGCAGTGATGCACCAGCAGCACGTGCGCCTCCGTCTCGCGGGCCAGCACCTTGGACTGGCGCATGAGGTCCCGGAGAGACCCCCACTCGTCTCCGGTGTCGTGGCCGATGTCGGAGGCGATGTCCACCACGATCTGGTGGGGCCAGATGCCCTCTGTCTCGTGGTACGCGTACGCGCTCAGCCAGACGTCGTCCAGGGACGGGTTCGGCATAAACTCCCAGCGCATGAAGTCGTAGCCCGACAGGATGCGCCGGCACTTGTCCGGGTCGGTGCGCAGCCAGTCCTCCGTTTCGGAGGTGGGCGTGCGCGTGTTGATGGCCAGCAGGCGGCTGGCGATGGTGTCCTGGTCGCTGTCCGTGGAGAACGCCAGGGTGGGGATCCTCATGTTCACCACGCCGTTGAGCATGATGCGGGTCTTGTGGGAGCCGGGGATCCCGGCGAGCATCGAGACCGATGCCCGCCGGAACCTGATCCCCTGTGCCTCCCAGGATGCAAAAGCGGGGGGCAGGGGCTCCTTGCCCACTGCCCCCCGCGTCACGGAGCGGGAGAGCGTCTGCATCTACACCAGCCACATGAAGATCAGCCACGCCACAGCGATGCCGATCCACACCATTGCCTGGGGGAACTGCTCTTGCTGCCGCATGCTGCCGTACCACGCTTCCGACCGGACGGTGTCCGATGGCGTTGCCGGCGCCAGAGCGCGGCGCAGCTCGTCGGCTGCCGCCTTGTCGGCGGCCGTCGGGACGGGCCGGAAGCGCCCCTCCGGATCGGTGCGGGTGTACGGCCTGCTTCTTGATCCCATGTACTCACCCCCTCTCCCTCGCCCCTCAGTGTGGAGGCAAGGGAGATAGGGGGTGTATGCAAGCGTCGCCACTACGCCGGAACGGGGTTGAACTGCGTGAAGTAGCCGGCGATCTCCGGGGCGGCCATCCAGCTCTTCTCCGCCTTGTTCCAGGAGAGCTGGCCGCCCTCGGAGGGGCGGCCCTTGCGGAGCTGGTACTGCGCCACGATGCCGTCGAACTCACCCTTCTTGGGGAAGGGGACGCTCAGCCGGTACCAGCCCGCCTGGCGGTACTCGGGCGACGCCTGCGGAGCGGCTGGCGGAGCCGGCGGGGTCGGAGCCCCGACGTTCTGCCAGGCGGCCGGTGCCGTGCCGGGCACGCCCGGCGGGGGCGGGACCGGCAGGCCCGCCGGGGCCTGGGGCATGGCCGGCGGACCGGCCGGGACCGGGCTGGCGCCCAGGCCGTTGGCGAGCTGAGCGGCGGCCCTGATGGACGCCCAGGCGCTGCCCATGATGGCCCCGGTGGCCTTCTCCTCCAGCTCCTGCCAGGCCGCGTTGATCTCCTCGGCGGTGTTGCCGCGCACCACGACCATCGGCCCCTGGCCGTTCATGCTGATCGTGTACCGGTGGTTGTGCGGGTTGCCCGGGTACTCCGGGTACGTCGCATCCGCGCTCTGCTCCACGTCGCTCCAGTCCTCCGTCTGCTCGGGCATGGTGTCGGTCAAGGTCTTCTCCTCGGGGAGCCAGGCGGTGTCCGCCCGGGGGTCGTTCAGCAACTCTGTCGCTGGTCGGTTGAGCGCCCACCTGCGGGCGTAGGGCGGCGCGTCGGTGACGAAGCCGCCGGAAACAACAAGCCCCACGGTTGCCCGTGGGGTGGAGTGCCAGATCAGGCCGTCACTCGTCGCGCCTCCCCTTCCCGCTGATGCAGCCGGGGTAGTGGCCGCACTGCTCGCAGCAGGCGCCGCAGTCGCAGTTGGTCATTGGTCGTCGCCGCACGCCACGGCCGGATCGGCGAGCGTGCCGGGCTTCGGCCCGTCCGTCAGGCAGTGGTCGCACCAGATGCGCCGCATCGACGGCAGTTCCATCTGGCACTCGCAGTCGGGGTCTCGCGGGATGTCCGGCATCAGTCGTCCTCCAGGCACTCCTCGTGGACGACGACGCCGTCTCGCCAGCCGGCTTCGTCGCCCTCGTAGATGTCGTGGCAGCAGTGGTCGCACTCGCTGTCGAAGCGAGCGGAGAAGGTCTTCGCCATGGCTCTCCTCAGTACGGTGGTTGGAAGCCCGGACTGTCCGGGTCGTAGTAGCTCGCCAGCGGCCCGCCCTTGGCGTGGCACGCGGCGGAGACGTCACAGATGAAGCACTCCCGGCCCAGGCCATCGGCGGGGAACACCCCGCCCTGGACCTTGGCCCAGGCTTCGCCGTACACGGCGCCCACCTGCTCCGGCGTGACGTCGAACAGGTCGAACGGCTTGCCCAGGGAGCCCCTGCGGTTCATGAACGGCGCCCCGTGGTCGGCGCGAATGCCGTGCTTGACCTCAAGCAGGGCGCCGTAGGTGCGGAACTGGTCCGGTGTCTTCGGCGGCCTCTTGGAGGTCTTCAGGTCCACGACCCACAGCTTCTTGAAGACCGGGTCATACATGACTCGGTCCAGGTACGCCTTGATCTCGACGGGACACCCGGGCAGGCGCCCGGAGATGTCCAGCTCGATGGCCGGCTCACCGTCCGGCGTGGTCCAGATCTCCCACGGGGAGCGCTCGCGCCAGTCGATGTACGCCTGGACGAACTGCAAGCCGATGCGGCGCCAGTCCTCCACGTCCTCAGACGTGCGGCGCCACCGGCTCTCCTCGGGCTCCTTGTCGCGGAGCTTGTCCAGCTCCAGCTCGAAGAGCCTTTCCCACACGAAGCCAGCCTGAAAGGCGTCGGCCGTGCCGGCCATCGACATCAAGTCGTAGTGCTCGGTGGTCTCGTGCACGGCAGAGCCCCCAGCGCTCCAAAGTGCGAGCTGCTTGGGGGCTCGGGCAATGCGGCTCAAGAAGTACGACTTGGCGCATCTCTCCAGGGTTTCCCTGGCGCTGTGCGACAGGTGCTCAGGCAACTTCCCTCTCTGCGGCGGCTCGCTCACGCGCAGCCCTCCCTACGTATCGGATGTGGAATGGCGTCTGCGCGTTGTAGATCTTCAAGTCAGTGGGCTGGACCCACTTGAAAACATTGCCGCGCCCGGACCAGACCTGGACGCGAATCCAGGCGCCGTCCTTGGTCTCGCCGGCATACCAGCCGTCCGAGACCCGGCCGTTATGGCGCACCCACATGTGGCGCTGCCCCGGGACATCCGGGAACTCCCGGAGCGTCAGGCCCTCGATGACGCGAGCGGGCTTTTCGGTAACGGCTTCTTGGGACCGTTGGCTCTTATCCGCGCGCCACTGCTCGATCAGCGCCTCACACACATTGATCGTGAAGCCGGTGCGGCGGCCGATCTCGCGCCAGGACACGCCGCGATTGCGGAGCCAGGCCAGATGCTCGCCCCATGCGAGGCGCGTTTCCTCCGGCCATTTCTTCCAGCGCCCACGGGAGATCTTCTTGCGTTCCAGATAACGCTCGTGCTCGTCCTTGCCGCCCCACACGCCGTACTCCTCGCCCAGGGTGTCTCGGCGGCACTGCTCCAGCACGGGGCAGAAGCGGCAGACCCTCTTGGCCTTGTTCCACAGGGCCTGATTGGCGGGAGAAGGGCTCTTGTCCACCTGTCCGCCGCTGGCGGCGAAGAAGCGTTCGGGCTCGACTGTGCGGCAACTGGCCCGGTCGAGCCAGCGCCGTTCCGGGTCGTACAGCAACAGTCCTCCTATCTGTTCGCAAGCCACAGGGCGGCGAAAAGGACGCCGATGGCGCCACCGATGAGCGCTTCGGCAACAGCCCAGCCGATACGAGAAAGGCCGCCACGAAGGCGGCCGGGCTGCTTGTGCGAGGGGGTCATGTCTTCACCTCCACGTGAATGCGATGCGAAGGCACGAGCGCGCAGTGTCGGCAGCGGCGCATTTGCCGCTTCGCCCACCTCGGCTTGACCCGTACCGGGTCCGCCGCATGCGGTGTCTCCTGCATGTGGTCGCATCCGGGGCAGGAGTCGCGCATCAGGCCGTAGCCATGGGCGCAGCGGATCTGCTCGCTCATGACGCCCCCGGGAGCTGCGGGCACAGGCAGTACTCGCTGCGGCAGCGCTGGCAGGGGATGCTCATCATTCGCTGTTCTCCTTGATCTTCTGGTAGCCGGCGCGGCTGCGCTCGGCCATGACTCCGCGCTGGTACGCCAGCTCGATGTGCGGGAGGACGGCCGCCAGGACGGCGTCCACGCCGGGCTCCAGGTGGATGTGCGGAGCAAGCGCGGAGCGGATGTCCGCCTTGAGGTCCAGGCGGCCCTTTCCTCGGGTCATGGAGCCCTCCAATGCGAAGAGCCCCCGCATCAGCGAGGGCTCGTGGTTGATGTTTGCGCAGGTCAGGCGGCTGTCTGGAAAGTGAGTTTAAGCGAGGTGTCGCGCCCTCCGACCCAACCGCCGGATTCCTCTTCACCGCACCTGCACTCAATAGCCAGGGGCTTCAGGCTGACCTCAACCCGCACCGGGTCCGGCTTCCACGCCGGCTGGCCGGGCTGGTCCTTCAGCAACTCCATGGCCTGGGCCCAGGTGCCGTCCTTCATCCATCGGTTCGCCGTGGTCTGAAGGGTGTGAGCCGGAGCGAACCCCGACGGGAGGTCGCGGTACTTAACCCCCGTCCGAGCCTTGAGCAGCAGCGCCTCCACGACGCCGCGCCGGTCGTGCTTCACGTCGGACCGGCGCCCCTTCATCAGGTGCTCGATGCGCTCCCAGCCCTCATCCGTGAGGGTGGGGACCAACCGGCCGTTGTCGTTGAACCATGCAGTGACCGCGCAGGGCACGCCCAGGCGCCGCTTGGGACTGTGGAGGACTACCGCCTCCAGCCCCAGCGCGGCGTACAGCTCTACCTGCTCCTGCGGCCCCATGCCCTGCATGTTGGAGCGAGCGACTTCTGCGAGCCTTTCCAGATTCCTCGCCCGGTCGCCGGCCTCCGCCGCATCCCGCTGCCACGCGAGCGCTTCCCGGCGGAGCTTTTCCAGCTCCTCCAGATTCTCGTTGAGCGGCTTCAGCGTCCGCTCAACCGAGGCTTCGGCTTCCTCCGCAGTCATGCCCTGCTTGATTGCCTGCCTGGCCGCAACCGCCATCGTCACGTTGATGGTCTGCTGCTGCTCGGCAATCTGCTGATCCAGGGCCGCGATACGGCCCACGTAATCGACATGATCGGTCTTGGAGGAATCGGCCCAGTCTTGCGCCAGGGCCTTCATTCGCTCCGCGTCGCCAAGCGTGGCCCGGACGTCGTCCCAGACCTGCCTTTCCAGTGGCTCGACATCCAGCGGCGGGCAATCGCAGGTGTCTCCAGCGCCCGCAAAGGACTCCTCGCGCCCCTTGCACCGATACACGTACGAACCCGGGTGCTGATTGTGCCCGGAGTACGTGGCGCCGCACGGGCTGACGAGACGGCCCGTCAGGGTGTAGATACGGCTACCGTTCCTGGCGATGTACTTCGGCACTGCCGCTGCTGCGGACTCCAGCTCCGCAATCTCCTCCTCCGAGAAGATCGGAGGAAGGTTGATGATGACCTGCTCGCCGTAGATGAAAGTGCCGTCCGGCCTTTTCGCGGCCTGACGCCCCCTCCACACGACGCGGTTCTTCGTCGCAGCGTCGCCGAGGAGTCGCCGAGAAAGGTTCTTGGCGCTCCACGGCCTGCCGCTCTTGGAGTACATGCCCTCGCTGTTGAGCAGGAGGGCAACTGCGGTCCAGCTCCGGTGTTCCAGAAACAGCTCTCGTGCTCGGCGGAGTACCTGAGCTTCGGCCTCGCATACGCCATAGCGCGAGGTCTTCTTCCCCTGGTCCACGACTTCCCAGCCGAAGGGGACGACGCCCCCGACGTAGCCGCCCTCTTCCGCCTTCTCCTGAATGCCGGCCTGGGTGCGCTCGCGGATCAGCTCGCGCTCCTCTTCGGCGTAATCCGCGTCCTTGCGCATCTGGGAGCGACCGTGCGCGGTGCTGTTGTCGTAGTCCTTCTTGACCACGGCGACGTAAACGCCGAGGTCTTCCAGCTCCCACACCCAGCGCCAGAATGCACGGCCGGTGCGGCCGATGACGCGCCCCTCATTGACGACGACCATGTCGAAGGGGCGGGGGGTCTTCAGCGAGTCCGCCATCAGGCGCCGCAGGTCCGGCCTGTCGCCGGCTTCCAGGCTGCCGCTCAGCCCTTCGTCGGCGTACGTGCCGACGTGTGCCCAGCCCTTGCGCTCGATGTACTTCGCGGTCTTCTTGCCGCTGTAAGCGATGCCGTACCCCTCGGCTTGCTCCTCGGTGGAGACTCGGAGGTAGTCAACCGCTCGAAGGGTGGCAACGCGTACACCCCTGGCCGCCACATCGATGGCGGCCGTGAGACCCTTTGTCATGTCAGTCCTTCCGCGACTGGCAACAGACCCCGGTCGGCGTGCCCTCGCCGCCGGGGTCGCTCATGTGGCGGACATCTTAGGCTGACCCACTGTCAGCCCGGGGGCGGAATAGGATCTCCAGCACCCGGCGGTAGGCGACCGGGTCGGGCTCCTCATCCCGCCAAGTGATGTGAACGGCAGGCTCCGCCTGGCCGGCGAAGTGCTCCCGCAGCCAGCGGCTTGCGTCCTCGCCGGATATCGATGCTCCGTCCTGCACGATTCCTCCGTCCCGCCCCGCAAGGGCGAGGTCATGCCGCTTCGCGGCAAGGGTGGGTCGGTGCCTCCGGCTCGTGCAGGGGGCACGGGTGCGTCACGGCCTCGCCGCACCAGCGGCAGGCCGGAGCCTCCTTCAGTCCGCACAGGCACACCGGGACGATCTCCCGGGGCAGGGTTCTGGCGACCTCCACAACGGCCTGGGCCGGGGCGTCCCCCCGGTAGAAGTCCCAGGCGTCCCGCGCCCGCCAGAAGGCGGGGGCGAGCATGAAGCGACCCCGCCCGATCTTGCTGGCGGGATCCCATGCGAGGTTCTGGCCGATTTCCCGGGCGGCTGTGCCGCCCTCGATGACCCGTCTCAGCTTCTCCTCTGAGTCGAGAAGGCCGCGAGCCGAAAACGGCCCCAGGACGACTGTGCGGGTCTCTTCCTGGGGCCCGTAGCTGATCTGGCCGACGATGGCCAGGCGGTGCGTACGCGCCCGGACTGCGTCCAGCGCGTCGATGCAGAGCTGAGCGACCTCAGACGCCGACCGCTCCGAGTTCTGCGGGTCTGTCAGGATCGCCTCCAGGGCGACCACTTCGCGCTTGCTCACGACGGCGATACGCCTCCTCACCCTGTCGGCGCCACCTGCTGACCGTCGTCTGGGCTGCGCCCAGCCTGTGCCCGATCTCTTGCGTGGTGATGCCTTGCTCTACAGCCAGGTAGATCCTGATCTTGTCGTTCTCGTCAGCCTGTACGGCGACCTCGTGGCTCAGCTCGACGTCGCTTAGCACCGCTTCTCTGACATGGTCGGGCAATGTGACCTTCTTCTTGGGTGGCACGGTGATAGTCCCCTCGGTGGGCGTTGATGGCAGCACGAACAGTCTGACGGCGGCGCTGGTCAGGGCGCCGCGTACGCGACCGCTTTGGCGAAAACTTAACCGCACGTGTTGTCGAATGGCCCACCCACGGAACGTACAGGTGCACCTCGATCACAAAGGGTTTCGTATGGGACTTCCTCTGGATCTGCGGTGCCGGCCCCGCGAGCGCGCCGTGAGGCGCGTCAGGGGCGTGTCGTAGCAGGCGCCTTTCTTCCGGCCCCCGCTGTCGGCGGTGATCATGATTCGTACCGTGTGGGGGGAGGTCACCTTCGTGACCTTGGCGTACGACGGGCTGCCCCACCCTCGGAGGGGTGGGAACAGCACCGGCATGCCGCGATGTGGGATCACGGCTGGGTCTTCCCCTTCCGGGCCTCAAGGATCTTCTTGCCCCTGGAGTCCTTGGCCGCGATCCCGGACGCGGACGCGTCGCCGATCATGTAAGCGATGTCCGCCTGCGTCAGCCCGTCCTGCCGGGCCTCGTGGACGCCCACAAGGACGTCTTCGGTGGCCTTTTGGGCCGCCTTGGTGAGGCGCTGGAACTTCTGTTCCCAGGCGCGCTTCTTCTGCTGCGACACGGTCACGCGGCCTGCTCCTTCGAGAACTCGAAGCCGGTGACCTTCGGCAGCACTTCGGTGCTCATGTGCCGCAGGATCGTGACCTCGTTGCCCAGCGCCCAGGCGTTCCACGCCTTGACTACCAGCGCGTACGCCAGGTCGCGCTTGCCTTTCCCGGCCGGCAGGCCGCCGTGGAAGCGGCGGCGGAGCTGGAGGCGGGGGTCCGTCTTGCTGGCGATGGCTCCCGAGCGGACGCCGTCCAGCCACTCGGGGATAGCGTCGCGGTGCTCCGTCCGTGCGGCCTGGGCCAGGACGGCCGCGTGGGGGCCGATGGGGACATCGGCCTCCAGGGAGGCGCCGTGGACGTCCTTGATATACCAGGTCAGCTCGGGCCAGGCGTGGAACGTCTGCACGATCTCCGGTGTGGTGATCTTCGGGAAGCGGGGCATGCCCCAGCGGTCGTGGTCCGCGAGCGCGGCCAGGTGCCGGGCAGCGTTGCCCAGGTTCGTCGCGTACGGCACGTGCAACACGTGCGCTGCGGTGCGCTTGTACCCCTGGTCCACGACTTCGAAGATTTCGCGCGGCTGGTCGGGGAAGATCCACATGGCCAGCGTGACGTTCGCGTTGGCCTGGGCCTTCAGTCGGTGCTGCCCAGAGATGATGTAGCCGTCGGTATCGAAGATGTACCCCTCGGGCGTGGCCTCGGTCCAGCGCCCGGCCTCCATGTCCGCCTGGTACCGGCCGGACACCGCCTTGGACAGTGGACGGTTCTTCGGGTGGTTGCGGTAGGAGAGCCAGTCACTGGCCATCTCGGGCGTGACGGCCAGAACGGTCGGCTTGCTGGGGAGCGGGTACTGGCTCTCGGCCGGCGTCAGCTCCGTACTGCGCACGATCTCCATGCTCTTTCCTCTCCTCGGATGATGAAGACCCCTGCCGGCAGGAACTCGGCAGGGGTCGGGCGGCCACTTGATCAGGTTCAGGCTGGCCAGACCCTTACGGCTCCTCCTGAGATGCGGTTGGAGCGAAACTCACCAGGACCTGTTCCCGCGTCCAGGTAGCGGCCTGTGGAAGCGGCGCGGATGCTGGCATGGCGTCTCTCACGGTTCCCGTGGGCTCTCGCGGAATCGAACCGCGAGCCAGGGTCCTTGAGCCCCGGCGTGCGCGCTGGTACCAGCAGCTCCAGCACGAGCCCTGATCACCGCCCCACAAGGGCGGGGGTACGACGAAGCCCCCCGTGCGTCGATCACGGGGGGCTTCGGTCTGTGGTCGGCTACGGCTGGTACTCGTATCCGATGGTCATGCGTGGCGGCAGGCACCATTCGCCGTACTCGATGACACCTTCGTCATCGGCCCAGCGGTGTGCGCCGGCCAGAATCGGCGAGCCCACGGCGATACCGAGGGCTGACGCCTCCCGGGCGTCGGCGTCCCTGCCGTGCATGTCATCCCGTGCGTACGTGATCTGTCGGCCGGTGGCGTCCAGGACGCGCGGGGTCAAGTCGTCGTTTTTCTTGCTGCTGGTGCTCAGCAGGTCCGGCACCAGGGCCGCGAAGTGCGCCGGGTACCAGCGCACCTGGAAAGAGACGCGGGTCTTGCCACGTCCGGTGGTGAACTCCCGGCGTACCACCTGATCGCCGTGGTCCAGGTGGAAGATCTCCGCCACGTACAGCGGGGGTACGACCAGCTCTGCCGCCGTTACGGCGGCAGTCTCGCCGTCCATGAGGACGGAGCGGGTCTGCTGGGACCGGCGCAGCCGGTCCTTCGCGGCCACGCCGGCCACGGGGTCATCGGCCACGAAGGTCCCGCGCGGGCTGGTGCGCAGCAGTCCTTCCACCGTGAGCTGTCCGAGCGCCTTCTGGAGCGTGGCCACAGCTACGGACCAGCGCTGGGCCATCTCCTTGTTGCTCGGGAGCTTCGTTCCTGGCTTCAGATCCCCGGTCAAGATCTGCTCTCGGTAGTACGCAGCGATGCGCACGTACGTCGCGGTCTCGCTCCCCTGTGCCATCGATATCTCCACGTCTTGGCTGTGCATGTCACTTGGAGCGTAGCTCTCTGACCGAACCACTGGATAGGTGCACTAGGTTGCCGCTACTGTGACCTAGTCCACTCCAGCCGAAGAGAGGCGGCGCGGTGAGCAGTGAAATCAAGCGCGGTGATTACGCGCGGGACACGAGCACAAACCAGGTCGGAATGGTGATCGACATCTTCGGCCGCACGGTGATGCTCAAGCCGGTGGGCGGAGGAGAGGTGTGGGACGCGGATCGTCGCCGTGTGGAGCCGGCGACCCTTGCGTCCGCTCTGCTGGAGCAGGTGCGCGAGTACAACGAGCACAACCGGGGGATGCGAACATGAACAACCGATCCGTCGTCCGCCATACGCGGTGGCGCCTGCGCCTCCTGACTGCCCGCGAGGCTCACCCGCCCGTGTACTCCGCCGTATGCGGCGCGTGCCACGACGCTTCCGTGGGGTACTCGACCCCGGGTCACGCCGAGCGCTGGGCGTTGCAGCATGCGGCGAAGCACAACAACAACACGCGTAAGCACAGGCAGTTCCGCATGGTGACGGAGTCCTGGGCCATCGCTGAGCCGTTCACGCCGGCTCCCTGATCGCCCGTCCCGGTCGGGTTCATCCCCTCGTGATGGCAGCACCCCGGCCGGGGCGGGTACCCCGTCCTCCCTTTGAGGGACAGACGGCCACTCATCACCACATTTCAGGGCTGAAGCGCGCACGATGACGCGCACCCAACCAAGGAGCCATTGTGACGCCTAAGCCTCCGTCATGCCCTCAGTGCCCTGACCGCCCGCCGCTTTGGAAAGACACCAGGAACACTGGCCCCGGCCGGGACAGTGCCTGGATCTGGTACTGCGCTGGGTGTGCGGGGATCTGGGAGCCCAGTCACCACGACAGGGTGAGGTTCACTCATGGGGCAGCAGCAGCAGCGGGGCGAGCCGTGCGGACGTAACACGCACGAAGGGCCGTGCCCTGGCACCAGGGCCACCGTCTACGTGTACGACGACAACGGAAACGTGATCAGTCAGGCTAGCTTCCCCTGCGACACCTGCGGCATGTAGCCGATGGACTGAAGCCCCTCCCGGTTGGACGCGGGAGGGGCTTCGTCATGCCTCGGGCCACCACGTCTTGCGTACGTCCTTCCGGACCTCCTGACGCCCGCTCGGGGCGTCGTTTTTGTCCTGCTGCGCCCGCTCGGTGGCGGGCTTCCTGACGGGCTTGTACACCCTCTGCTGGGGCATGGCTCCCTCTCCTCGGAGCGGTTGGCCCCGCCCGCCGGCCCGGGATGTGCCACAGGCCGGGCGGGGGGTTGGTGGCCGCGCCACCACAAACCCGCGCGCTCAACGGGGAGAGGACCGGAGCACGCGGGCATGTGACGGTTACGGACACGCGAGGGGCGGAGCCCCTGCCCCGTTGGACACGGGGAGGGGGCAGGGGCTCCTCATCCCGGCAGGGGGGATGCCGGGGGGCTTGGGGTTAGTCAGTGATCTCGTAGGCGCTGAAGACAGTGCCCTGATGTGGCCCGGCAACCCATGCCACCGTGAGCGGGTTACTGGCACGGTCCGTGCCGGTCCATGCGTACACGCACAGCCGCTCGCGATGAGCGTGCGCCATGTCCGAGGCAAACGCGTGGGCACTCACTTCGCGCTCCAGGCGCCACGCTCGCTCGATGATCTGAGCCATGGTCACTTGCTCCTCTCCAGCTCGGTGGCCAAGTCGTGCATGAGGGTCTTCATGTGCGCCAGGGCGCTGCGCACGCCGTACATGACGCGCTTGTCCGTGAAGTGGTACTCACCGGGCCCTGCACCCTCGCCGTGGTCGGCGTACAGGAACGCGTTGTGTCCCGTGGCGCGCTCGTACTCTCCGTCAAGGCGAAGCAACTCGCGCTCCAGACGCCCCTGTGTGTCCGCCGCCGGGGGCTCCAGGGACATCTCGTACGCCAGGAGCGTGGCGAGACCCACCGGGTCGATGATCCACACGACGTGGAGTCGTGCTCCCTCCCGGTCTTCCCCAGTCCAGCGGTACGACGTCTCACCGCTCGCTCGGCTGGTGAGCATTTCCGTCGCCCATTGCCCAGGGCTGATGGTGCGCTGAGCGTACTGTCCCGTGCCGTACCAGGCACGTTCGATGATGTGTTGCATGACTGCTGCCCCTCTCCAAAGGCAGGTGCTGCGCCGCCGGTAATCAGCCGGCGGTGTGGTTCCTGTGGAACCAAAAGAGCACCCGTCGCGTGTACGGGTGCTCGATGGCTCAGCAGGGAGCGTTACGGGTTGCGCAGTGCCACCTCGGCGGCGACTTCACCGTCACCGAAAACGCCTTCACCTCTGATCTGATTCGCCACGTACTGCTTGACGTCCTGGCGAATCACGGCGCGCCCCTCGATCCCAAAGGCGGTGGTCCACTGCTCGGGGTCGGGCAACGTAATCTCGACCGTGATCACCACGGTCATCGGCTTTGCCGGCTTGCTCGTACTCATGCGGCCGATCCTCCCTGACCTAGACGCGACGCGCCTTGCGTACCTCGCTCTTGATTTTCGCCAGGGCCGGCGACAGGAGATCGGTGCCCATGTCGAGCCAAGTGCCGTCGTTCAACTCCGCTCCGTCCATGCGGTCCCAGACGTCTTCCCAGTCGATGCGGCCCTCGTCGTACCAGCCTTCGACAATTCCGAGGGCAATGTTCACCATCTCGTCCGTCACGTCTGCTGCCGTGACAGGGCTCGTGTACTTCTTCATGCGGCCGATCCTCTCCTATCGGTCACGTAGGTCAAGCTGATCTGCAAGACCAAGGGAGCGCACCCCGGGGGGTGGACGGGATGCGCTCGGCTTGGGCCGGCAGGGTCAGTCGAAAGTGCTGTACGTCCACTGCGCCATGCGGCGGCACCATGCCACGTCGCTCATGGCCTGATGCCAGACCGTCGGGCTGTGGCGATTGCTTCGAGCATGCGCCAGGTAGCGGCGGGCCTCTTGGAGCCACCAGTCCCGGATGGTCACAGCCGCTCACCGCCCAGCGTGATCCAGTAGGTGCCGTTGTCCAGGTTCAGCACGGTGTCCCCCGTGCCGTCGCTCCACACGCACACGCGCTGCGTGGAGCCGTCTTCCTCGGCGCACTGCGGTGCGGCGCCGGCCAGGAGCACCAGGAGCGTGATCAGGGAGCCCATGGGTCAGCTCTCCCAGTGCGTCACAACGCCACGACGCTCGGCGTGGTTGAGGCTCCGTACGAAGGCGGTGAACGCGTCCACGCGCTTCGCGTACTCGATGAACTGGGGCGAGTGCGGCCACCCGTAGGAGTAGGAGACCGCGAAGCGGTCCCCCTCCGGGGCGTACAGGCACAGCAGGGCGACACGGTCGCCATCTGTCGTCTCGTACCGGCTCCGTACCGTCCACTCCGTACCGACAGCGGCGGCAAGTGTGGTCTCGATGCTCATTGATCTTCCCTCTCCATGAAGACCAGGACCCCGGGTAATCACTCCCGGGGTGCTCTCATCCGTAAGAGCACGGGCACGACTCACCAGGCGGTGAGTCGGCCCGGCACTCCGGCGGATGTCTCAGCTCGCGAACAGCGTCATGGCGTGGCGCTCGCCGTGCAGGTACGAGCCGCACCCCTCGCACCGCGACGTGCTGAAGGTGTTGGTCTCGCAGTCGCACTCCAGCGGCGTGTCATCAGGTACCGGCACGTCCTGCGTGGCCACCTCGCGACCGCAGGAGTGCTCGCCCCACACCATCCCCATGGCGACGTGCTGCGGGCCCGCAATGCGGCTCAGGGGCTCCTGGTCGTGCCCGCGTTCGTCGTCGTCACACCCGCCGCACTCGCCGTTGGCGTGGTGCAGCATGCAGTCAATGCAGACCCAGATGGTGCCCAGGTTCTCGCTCATGATGATCTCCCTCTCCAAAGAGATCTGCCGGCCGTAATCAGCGGCCGGTGCCCTCATCCGTAAGAGCAAGGGGGCGCACCCGCTATGTGGTGCGCCCGATGCTCCGGCGGGTGATCAGTGCCCGGACCGGTACTCGTAGGCACCGTGCCCGGTGCCCGCGTCGGCCACGTCGTCGCCGTACGCGTCGTCGCGCTGACAGTCGTAGTTGCCCTCCGGGCGCCTGCCCGGCCATTCGCCCGTGCTGGGCGGGTAGGGGGTGCACGCCGCGTCCAGGCATTCCGCGCAAAGCGTCCACCCGCCCTGATTGGCGGTGATCGCAACGTCCATGCAGTCACGGCACGCGCAGTTGGTGTATCCACTCATGGTCAGTCCCTCTCCAAGGCTGATCCGACGCGCGGTAATCAGCCGCGCGTGTCCCGCTGGACTGCGGAACCAAGGGAGCGCACCTGCGAGAGGTGCGCTCGATGGCTCAGCAGGGCGTCACTCGCTGTCGCTGCGCAACTGGTTCCATTCCTCCCACGCCTCATTACTCGGGGTGGGCTGAATCTTCCGCTCGATGGCCTCGTAACCCTTGGGCATCAGGCAATCGAGCGAGTCCAGGTCGGGCTCTTCCTTGCTGGCGGAGTAACCGTAGTTGTACGTGGTTTCCCCGTCGGCACCCTCGAAGATGACCTCTCCGTACCAGCGTGCGCGCTGAGGTGATGCTTTCCATGCCATGGTGATCCCTCTCCAAAGATCACAAACCGCGATAATCAGTCGCGGTGGTTCCTGCGGAACCAAGAGGGCCCACACCCGAAGGTGTGAACCCGATGGCTCTTACAGGCTCAGTACAGCTCTTGCGTTACCCAAGCGTTGGTGTCCGGATCCCAGCGCACCGCGCCGGAGCCGCCGACCACGTACGCCCATCCGTCTTCGGTTCGGGGGGAGGGGTTCTCCCCCGCCGCTTCCAGCTCGCTCAGCACGGTGGCCAAGCGGCGCCAGAGTTCGCTTACTGCAATCGTGTCGTCAGCCATGCTCACGCCTCCTGGAGTTCGGGGTACTCCACCCGCATGTGCCGATCGCAGAAGTTCCCCAGGTGCCCGATGGGGTCCGAAATGGACCACGTCGCCATGTCGCCGTACGCGCCGTGCTTGCACGGCTTACCGGGCCCGAGCGGCCGAGCGGTGACGGGCAGTCCACCGACCATCCCCGTGAGCGGGGGCTGGTCCCAGGACCAGCACGACAGCACATCGCCCCGCGTTGCGTGGTGCACGGCGACCACGCGCATCGGCGTGCCGTCCGCGCTCACCTCGTCGTACTCGCGGTAGGTGTAGCTGCCGGTTTCAGAAGCAATCCGGCACGTCATGTCCGGGTTGCTGCTGTCCAGCACGTACGAACGGCGCTTGCCGGTCAGCACGCTGTAAGTGACTTCCATGATCCCTCTCCAAAGATCATGCGAACCGTGGGAATCAGCCACGGTGGTTCCTGCGGAACCAACAGGGCCCACGTGCGAGACGTGGGCCCGATGGCTCTTACAGGTCATTAGCCCCGCGTGTTGGCCACGAGGTTGAAGTCTTCCTGCGCGGCCTTCAAGCCGCCGGGGTAGTGCCGTTCGGCGTACTGCGTGGCGCGCTCGGCGCTCATCTGCGTGCCGCCGGGGTACCCGGCGCAGTCACTCGCCCAGTCGATGATCTCGGCGAGCACGTTGGGGGTGAGGTTGTTCGGCATGATGATCCCCTCTCCAAAGGATCAGGCCCGGAGGATCAGGCCGGGCCGACTACTCATCAAG